TTATGGTTTGTTTCTGTATCTTCTTGGTTTTCCTGAAAATATAACAGTTCCAATGATTGAACAGTTTCCATCAATTTTTATATATGGCTCAGGCCAATTTTGATTGAGTGCCTTGAGGTACCTACTGCCACCATCTTCTATAAGTCTTTTGAAAGTCGTTTCACCGCTATCATGCATCAAGGCAACTACATCATCACCATGAACAGAAGGTACCTCAGGATCAACAAATATCATATCTCCCGGGCGGTATTCCTCAATCATAGAATCACCTATAACCCTGAGGATATAAGTCATCGGCCCACATGGCACAGGGCATGGATAGGTTTCAGTGCTGTACAAATCAACCTCTTGTTCATCCACCTTTGTCCACGCGCCAGCTTGTACCCACGAGATGACGGGGACCATCCGAATATTTCTATTAGTATCTGAAACATCTGGATTTTTTGCAACATTCGTTGTTTGGTGCTCTTGATCTAGCCATCCAAGAGGCAAGTCGAAACATTTTTCAATGTGTCTTGCCATAGCATCACCAATGTTTTTGGTTGCACCATCGCTCATAAACCGACTGGTTTGAGTAGGCTCACGATCGATCATGTTGGCAAAAAATGAGTTTCCACCAACACCATCTCGTAATTTTCTGGCGTTTAGACGCCTGATTTCATGAACAGTTTTCATACGGTTATTCTCTCAGGTTGTATCCGTGCGGTACAAGTTCCTTTACGGTTCATTATTTTGATGTAATATGTACCACGGAGGTACATCGAATGAAAGCGTACTGGAACTCATTAACCAAAGAGCAGCAGACCCATCTAGCTGAAAGTGTTGGCTCCACGCGGGACTATTTACGCTTAGTTTTTAACGGGCATAAAAACGCAGGATTCAACCTCGCAATACGGCTTGAGCAAGAGACTGCTGGGGTGATTACAAGATCAGAACTGCGCCCAGATATTTATCAATCCTCCGCGAACAAGTTTGGAGCGTGACATGTCACCGGAAGAATTTATCAAAAAGCACATCACGGATGCGCTGGTAGGTGAAGGCTTTCCGGCGGAGATCGCCAGGGGGGGGCTGAATATGGCGCTGATTATTATCGGCGCTGTTCTCAGGCCAGCCGGAAGGGAAGCATGTTCGCTGATTGTCTTTTCCGTGCCCGGCAGTGGGCCCTTGGACAGACAACACTGGCTGAACGTAGCGCAGGAAAGAAGCGCGTCTCCCGTAAGGGACAGAACAGTCTGTTTTAACCGGAGGCGATATGTACACGGATTATGTGCAGGTTGAAATGCCATCGCGTTACAGCCAGGCAGACGCAGCATGGATACAACAGCAACTACTGGGTTTACCTCCATCCCTGAGGCGAAAAGTCTCGCTGAAGTATGCAGAGGTTTACGAAATCACGTTTGACGCTGAACCCGTGTCATACCGCAAGGAGAACCGGGCAAGGCATGAAGCCAATGTGAGGCTTCGCCGGTTCGTTGAAACACACGGCCGTGCAATTCAGGGGTATACGGCTCTACCACCCCTGGTTGGAACGCAACACCGCACCAAATGATGCCGGGCTTAAAGATGTCCGGTTGCAGTCTGACTTAAAGGTGTCAGCTGCTGGTGGGGTGGTAGCTCCCGATTGCCTTTTACTGTCTCATTGTACTCTTTTGCTAGTACATAAATAAGGGAGAGGTAAGAGGGGGGTAAGGGGGGAGATCGGAGAGGGATGGGAATAGGCCTTTTCCAGAAGGCAGCTCCATTGGTTAGGTAGGTGCAGATCTCAGAGACAGAGCCCAAAAACGCCACTGTACTAGCAATGTAGTACGCAGTTGGTCGGGTATGAAATCGGGAAAGGTTTTTCCTGGAAGAGTAAAACGTAAAGGGGTTGATAATGTTGAACATCACACCGAATTTTGCACAGGAACGCGCACTCAATATGCTGCGCTGTGACTGGAAGGCATACGAATCTTTCATGATGTATATGCCCACCGGCAGCGGCAAAACTGGTCTGGCTGCTTTCGTTGCTGCTGGTCTGGTAGGTCGTGGTATGCGCGTTCTGTTTGTCGCCCCTTACACCATCCTGATTAACCAGACGGCGCAGCGCTTCGCTCAGTATGGCCTTCCGGAGGACCAGATCAGCTTTATCTGGCGCGACCATCCGAACTATGACCCCAGCCTGCAGATTCAGATCGCCAGCGCTGACACGCTGATCCGCCGCGAATTTCCTCAGGATATCGATCTGCTGATTGTGGATGAAGCCCACCTGCGCAAACGCCGCATCCTTAAAGAGATTGAACGGATCACCACAAAAACCAAAGCGAAGGTTATTGGCCTGTCCGGAACCCCGTTTTCACCCTTCCTGGGGAATTACTACCAGCGTCTGATTAAGCCGACCACTATCGGAGAACTTATTCAGCGCGGTGATCTGAGTAATTACGAATTTTTCGCGCCAACTAAACCGGATCTGAAAGGCGTTAAGACAAAAGCCTCGATGGAGTATGGCAGCGACTACGACGAAGCACAGCTGGCGGAGATTATGTGCGGCTCCGATCTGGTGGGTGATATTGTCGATAACTGGCTGCGTAATGGCCGTGACCTGCCGACGGTGGCGTTCTGCGTCAATAAGGCCCACGCCAATTACGTCACTATGCAGTTCAACAAAGCCGGTGTTAACGCCGAAGTCATGGTGGCTGAAACGCCGCACGAAGAACGACAGCTGATGATCCACCGTTTTGAGACGGGCGCTACAAAAATCATCGTCAGCGTCGGCGTACTGGTGGCGGGCTTCGACAGTGACGTTCGTTGCATCATTTACGCCAGACCGACAAAAAGCGAAATTCGCTGGCTTCAGGCGCTGGGCCGTGGTCTGCGAACTGCCCCGGGAAAAGATGCCTGCCTTATCTTCGATCACAGCGGTACCGTCCATCGCCTGGGATTTCCTGACGCCATCGAGTACAACGATCTTCCTTCCAAAAACGACGGGATGAAAGAAGCTGCAGCTCGCATATCCGAAGAACGGGAGGAAAAACTCCCGAAGGAATGCCCGGAGTGTCATTTCATGAAGCCTGCAGGTGTCTACGTCTGCCCGAAATGCGGATTTAAACCGCTGGTCGGCGAGGATGTGGAAACCGACACGCAACGCAATATCAAAAAGCTCAGCAAGGGCGAAAAGGTTTACACCAAATCGGACAAACAGTCCTGGTGGAGCCAGATCAAATTCTATCAGCGCCAGCGCACTTCGATGGGGAAACCCATCAGCGACGGCTGGTGTGCGCATACATTCCGCGAAAAGTTCAATGAATGGCCCAACGGGCTGAGCGATTTTCCGATGGAGATTACCCCGGAGGTAAACAACTACATCAGGCACAAACTCATCAAATTTGCGAAGGGGCGGGAGAAGGCCGACAGCAAGGCGGGTGAGCCCGCCGACAGTCCGGCCACCACAAGCCGGATTATCAGCGCAAAACAAAAGGTTGAAAACATTCGTAGTATGCTGGGGAGAAGAACAGCGTGAAGACAGCAGAAGCGGCAAAAGGCCGCTGGACGGAAATTCTTGAACATTACGGCTTGCCGCCGATAACAGGGAAAAATCACTACAAGGGAGAATGTCCGGTATGCGGCGCACGCAGCAAGTTTCGCATTGACGACCGCGACGGTGCCGGGACGTGGATCTGCGTTTGTGGCAGCGGCGACGGAATGAAGCTTGTCACTCTTACACAAGGGAAGCCATTCAATGAAATTTGCAGGGAAATAGACCAGCTGATTGGTAATAACTTTACCCGTGAAGCGTTCCCGCGCACTTCAGATGCAGTAAGCGCCCGTGATCGGGTTCTGTCCAAATTTTCGAAACTGGTAAACCTGAAAGGAACTACCGGGGCGGATTATCTGCAGGCCAGGGGAATTTATCAGCTCCCACAAGAGGCGGTGAAGTTCAATGATAAACAACGCTACGGCGGTAAGGTTTACCAGTGTCTGTATTCACTCGCAACTGACGACAAAGGCGAGCTTTGCTATCTGCACAGAACCTTACTGGACGGCAATCAGAAAGCCCAACTAAGGGATTCTGCCGGAGCGAAGCGCCAGAAATCTCTTCAGGACGAAAGCTATCTGGATCATGCCCGTTCCGTCGCTATTCGCATGTTCCCGGTAGCGACGACCCTCGGAATTGCCGAGGGTATCGAAACGGCTCTTTCCTGCAAGCAGCTGTACAACGTTAACACCTGGGCCACCATGACCAGCGGATTCATGAAGAAATTCCGTGTTCCTGCAGGTGTGAAAAATTTGATTATTTTCGCAGATCGAGACGTAAACAGCGCCACCGGATTGGCTGCGGCCACGGAATGCGCCCATGCCAACTTACTGGCAAAAAATGACCTGGAAAAAATCAGCATCTACTACCCGGATAACGGGGATTTTAACGACATGCTCATGAACGGCGATCAGGTTCGTGAGGTGGTTTTCTTCAAGAAAAAGGCGGCTGCGTAATGCGTACTGATAACAACGAACATAAAGCACTATTCACCATCCCGACGGCAGCGCACAGCTCCGCCCTCGCAAACATCAAGCCTCTGCCCGAGCAACGGAGAATCACCGGGCATAAGCAAACTGACGCTTATCTTTGGGTGCTGGAGGTGATCCGTCTGAACGAACCCGCACATCTGGACGCAGCCGAAGCCGCGCTGGAGAAAATTGAAATCTCCCCTAAAGAGGCCGAGGAACGTTACGCGCGTTATTTGCTGGCGAATGGTGGCGATCCTTTCCAGGTTGCTTTCGGTACCATCGGCATAGATAACCCGGCACAGGCAATCAGGAACGCCCGAGAGGACATCAAAAAAGCAGCATCAGTCAGGGCCACGTTCGGCAGCTATGAGGCAGCTCTCGAAGATGTGGAAGCCGAGCGAGTAATCAAGTCTTCCCCGAAATTTATCGACGATCACCTTTGGGGATGGACTCCGGCCGAGAAGAAAGCTGGCAGCATTAACGGCAGCCGTATGAACGAAATTGATGAACAGCGCCGGGCATTTGTTGAAGGCTATCGTGATGTACTGCCAGAGCCCAATACGCTTTCTGACGTTGTTCGTGAGTTTGTTTACTGGGACTGGCTCTACAGCGTTCGCCACACTGCAACTAAAGAGCAGGGCTATGAGTTTGGTTACTCCGAGCATCACGAATCGGTATATGACCGCGAGCGCTACCTTGAAAAATTGCTTGCTGCCATCAAACCCGTAACGCGCGTCGAAGCCGTGGAGGTATGTCACTGGTTTCTTGACAGTGGAAAGGACGAATTCATGGAAGACCACGGCGCGGCGGTGATTCTTAACCTGGTAGGGGAGTGTGAAGAATGAAACTGGAGGCATCACTAAAACACTTTAGCCCTCAGGGAATGCACATCAGCGACGACGTGAAAGGAACCTCTCCGGATCGTATCACTGGCACCGATGTTATGGCGGCCATTGGTACCACCAGCAGCCGAGCGCGGTTTGGTCTGGCTGCCTTCTTTGGTAAGACCGGGATCAGCAAAAGCGATGAGCAGTTGGTTGTACAGGCTCTGGCGCGTCATGCAATGGAATCAGCGCCCAGGAATGTACGTAAAGCAGCAGCAGGCGAGTTTGGCTGGTGCATGCTGGTGCTCGCACAATTCGCCTTTGCCGAATACTCCCGTTCAGCGGAAACCAGCGTGACGTGTCACAGCTGCGGCGGCAGCGGATTAACCTCTCAGTATGAAGATGTGATCAAATATCCTGGAGTCTTCAACTCTGACGGAATGGAAATCGTCCCGCCGAAAATCAAGCACGAACTGGTCAAGCGTAAATGCGCGGCATGTAACGGTAAAGGTAAGCTGTTGGCCCGATGCCGTTGCGGCGGAAAAGGTGAGGTGCTCGACCGCAAAGCCACAAGTGAGCGTGGCGCGCCGGTGTTCAAAACCTGCGAGCGCTGCAGCGGAAATGGATTTTCTGGGGTGCCGTCTACTGCAGCTTATAAAGCGATACTGAAGCGAGTCCCGGATCTGCACATCAGAACGTGGACCCGTAACTGGAAACCGTTTCTGGAGGGGCTTGTCGACGTCTGCTACAGAGAAGAACAAAAAGCAGACTCGGCATTTCAGGACGCAACGAGCTATCGTGATGATGTGAACAAAATTTAGCATATTAGCCACATTAAGCTTGATTTTGTCCGAACTTGTCGTGTATGCTTCAGAACGTAGGTTATTGCGCCTGCATGAAATCAAACCCGCCTCTGAGCGGGTTTTTTGTTGATTTTAATTAACCAATAAACACCATAGTCCACGTATTGTTAATGTGTGAGCCTTACTAAAGGCATAGAAGCAAAGACTTGAATGGTGATTAGGCATGAGCGTTGTAATAATCTTAGAGGGTGGCTATAGGGATTCTCCGTCGCATCTATTGGGGTGTTTTCTTCCGTAGAAAATGCGAAGCAAAGAGCAAGAGAGATTGTTGGCCTACCCCGTAACACTTGCTACCACGACTATTTTTCCATCTACAGGGTAATAGTGGATATTGGTGAGCCAATTCATATAGAAACCTTTGACACTGAAGACATTTTTAAGAAATGATCATCAAGCCCTGCGGTTAACCCGTGGGGCTTTTGCGTTGTTTGCCCCAAAAAAAAACCCCGCATCATCACGGGGTTTGCTTTGCTAAATGTCTTTAATTTTATGATAGATGCTTATGGCACTGTGGTACATCAGCCTCATCTCGCTAAAATTTGACCCCTGAGATGTGTCAGTATTTTCACCCGCGCCGTAGACCGCCTCGATACAGTCTCCGATCTCTCTAATTGTTGCGGCTGGGTCATCTGAGTGTTTGATCATTAAAGCCAAAAGAAATGCCGACTTCTCATTCATTGGCCCCATGGCTGAGAGCATCAAGTCAATCTTTTTCTCACGCATTTCTTTATTGTAATTCTGTGGGTCAAGCATGCTGCTCATAAATAATTCTCCAGAGTTGTGATAGTTATCATTGGTACTACGGAAGAGTTTTCATCACGTTATCAATTTCCCTTCCTTCAAATCGTGAAGTCCAGCCGCAGGAGCCGCAATGGTAAGGAAAGTCATCGAACCCGCTACCGACCTGTTTAAGACAGTTGGGACAATAAACCGCGCTGATATACCCACCCGCGGGATTTTTTCTAAAGGCCGCGCCCATGTGCTCGACAAACTCATCCTTTGCCCGGTAAGCCGCTACTTCCTTCGTAAGTTCTACGCACTTGGCCTTCGCCTCGGCAAGTTCTTCTATGGTGGCAGCATGGGCTTTTTGAAGTACGTCGATCTGCTCTCCAATGAAAGCGATGCGCTCGCGCAGGACCTCGTTACTCTGCACAGCAGAAAGCGCGCCGATCCCGTTTTTAAGGGACGCGATAAGTAATCCTACATCCATGGTTATTCCCTAATTGTCTGTGGAATAAACAATTTAGCAATTTCCTTTGCCTGTGGAAAGCTGGGAAACCACGCGCCGGGCGTGGATAAAAACCCCGGCATTAAAATTTCTTTAGGCTGCCGATTGGCGGCCTTTTTCTTTTTCAGGCTCCGGTAACCCTCACCGATGAGCTTCATCGTTAAATTCATACCGAGAGCCTGACCCCTACACACAGCACCCGCACACTGCGAGGTGAGAGAACATGAAAATGAACGATCACTCAGGGAACATATTCACGCAGTTCTTTGCGTGGTTGGGAACACTTGCCGCTGCACTGGGCTTCACAACTCAGGACATGGTTTACATGTTCTTCGGGGCGGTTGGCCTGATTATCTCGCTGGTGTCTTACGTCAATGGGCGTCTTGATGCGCGCCGGCGCAGAAAAGAGGATGAAAAGCGAACGAAGATGATTCGCGATTATCTCGATGGAGTTAGTGATAAACCAAAATCCGAGCGTCCGGCTGCGGTCAGCGTTGTCGCGGATGCACTGACAAAGGCAGGTGAATAATGGCCCAACTGGCTAAAAAGGGCGGCGCAGTTGGCGCTATTTGTTCTGTTGCAGCGATTATCGCCATAGTGCTGGGCAATGGTAACGTCCGAACGAATGAGCGTGGTCTGGAGTTAATCGGTAATGCGGAAGGTTGTCGCCGTGATCCATATCTTTGTCCGGCTGCAAAACTCACTGATGGGGTTGGCAATACTCACGGTGTAAAAACTGGCGTGCGAAAGACAGATGCGCAGATTGCTGCTGACTGGGAACGAAATATTCTCGACGCTGAACGCTGTGTTAACTCATACGGTAACGGGGGAAATCTCAGTGATGACACGTTTTCGGCGGTGACGTCGATTACGTTCAACATCGGCTGCGGGACAATGCGTAAATCGACACTTTATGCATTCCTGCGTGAAGGTCCAAAAGCCTGGCCCTCAGCATGTAACCAGTTCCCCCGATGGGTATACGCTGGGAAAACAATCTTGCCAGGGCTGGTAACTCGTCGTGAGGCAGAGAAGCAGCTCTGTATGGATGGTCTGCAATGATCACCTTTGCCGATATTAAATCCGTATGGCGTTGGATAGTGCTGGTGGCCGTGGTGATTGTTACTGCTGTATTGTGCATCCTGCTGGCAAACAGCCGCTCTGACGTTGCTACGCTGAAGAGTGATAATGACGTTCTGCGCAGTGACAATAACCTGCAGGGGACGGTTATCGCTGCTCAAGCTTTCAACTTCAACCGGTTTAACCAGGTGGCCGAAAACGCCAGCCGACTTAACTCACTTATTGATGTCAGCTCCGATAGCACGGTTATCGAATATAGGGAGATTCTCCATCGTGAAAAAACCTGTAATCTGCCTGTTCCTGCTGATGTCGCTGGTGGGCTGCTCAGCTACGCGAACAGTTTACGTGCCAGCGCAATGCTCACCGATTCCGGGAACGCTGACGCAGCCGGTGATAGCACCACTACCGCCAGCGCGCTGACCTATTGCCAGGCTGTTCTCTGGATCAAGCCGCTGCTGGCCGCTATCGAAAAAGCGAATATTCAGCTGGCTGGAATACGCCAGATCGAGAAGGACAGGCAATGATTATTGCCAGCATGACATTACAAAAGCCATTCACTGAGTGGCTTTGATAATGTTTTTTGAGTGAGGATTGTTCAGCATGGCTTCGATAAAAGAATCCAATGATGCCATTGGACAATCGAAATATTACGTCCACTGGAAGGATGAAAAATCCGGTCATGGACGCCGCCGCATTTTTAAGAATATTGATGATGCCGCTCATCTTTTCTGGCAAAAACAGAATATCGAGCTGGATTGTCGAACTGCCAGCTGGACCGGAATAGACCATTCCTGGACTTTCCGAAAGTTAATTCTGTTTTATCTGGGGTATCAGGCCGGTAAGCTGGAAAAAAATATCATTCGGTTGTCGTCATATGCGAAATGCCGTCACGATCTACTTGCTGTAGACGGGCCGATACTGGAAAAAAATATTCTCCATATCAGCCATCGCGATATCGTTGATTCGGTTCGCACCGGCTGCCATCGCTGGATTCGTTCGGCTTTCTTCCTGCTGGTGGAAAAGCGGCTCATCACTTTTAACCCTGTTGACCGTCCCGCGCGCCGGAAGCGTCGACCCATCACCATACCGCCATCATCATCGGTCAGGGAGCTACTGAATAACGCGCCAGTTCGTGAGCGTATCGCGTGCTGGCTCGGGATTTGTGGCCTGCGCATCGGTGAGGCTCTGGCGGTTACTTATAACGACGTGTCAGCTGACTGGATCGATATCCGGGGGCATGTTGTTGACGGCGTTATACATGAGGGGCTGAAAAGAGGCGTGGAGCGCCGGGTAAGGATGCCGCGTGAGCTTTTCGCGTTGCTGGATAAAAGTAAACTCGGTACCTCTGAGCCTCTTATCTGCAACCAGTTTACCGGCGCATGCCTCGCTACCAGCTACGGCACTCAGGGCGTTCTCGTCAGAACCCTGAACGACTATGGCATTAAACGATTCCATCATCTTCGCCACTTTGCTGTATCTCGCCTGGCAAACAAAGGCGTCGATATTCTGAAGGTTTCCCGACTTATTGGGCATTCGAACATCAAAACCACAATGGACGTTTACGGTCATCTGTTCGGTGAAGTGGTGGAGATGGATTTGGACGACTGAGTTATCCACATAGTGGAAATATTAGGGCGATCCACTATCTCCCCATTCTGCGCGGCCTCCGGGCATTAAATCGCAGTTTTTACGGAAAATCGATAACTCCGCATTTTTTGACGTTTTTAATTCCGCACTTAAACCCAGCAGGCTTGCGGCCCCGGAGCAGATTTTTTCTCAGAATTATTCCGCACGCAAAATGCGGAAAAATAATTTTGAACAAAATATAAACAGCACTCGATTTCAGGTAAGCGTATGGCCCGTAAAAATAGCTTTAAGAAGGCCTACGTCGGTATCGTTATTGATATGGCTCTGGCCCGTAACAAGATCTCAAACCGCATGGTTGCCCAGCGACTGGAAATTGACGAGGCGACTATCCGCAACTGGCGCAAGGAACATGCCGACTTTAATCGTGCCTTTACCGAGGCTCGCGAAGTTCTGATGGAAAAAATTAACAATGTTGCAGGTAAAAGCCTGGACGTTCGCAAGCGAAAGATTGTTAGCCGGGGACCAAAGGGGCTGACAACAACCATTGAAGATGTTCTGCCCACGCATAACGATATTGCTGTTTTCTCGAAGGCTCTCGGTCTTGGTACCAGCGTCTATAGCGAGGAAGAACGCCAGCGTGATGTGCTTCGCGAGGTGATGAAACATAAGGTGGCCGGGAAATACTCTGCGCTACAGGCGGCGCAGCTGCTTGAGGCTGAGGGGATAAAGGTTCCGGCAACCCTGCTTATGGAGCTGGGAGCACCGAAAATTTTCGAATCGTTCAACAATATGGACGAGGCAGCCAAAGCCGACGCGGCGAACCTGTCCCCGCATGAGGCCGCAGATATCTACAAAAAATTCATGGGCTGAAAATTGCAAAAACAGGCGTTTCGAACCGAAAAAACGCTATGCACTTTTTGACCCGTTTTATGCACGTTTTATTCATCCCGATTTGACCACTTTTCTGTTCAAAACAGAGGCTTCGCGCCGTTTGCGTGATGGATGCTGTTGCGCCAGTGCGGGTAACGACCATTATGTTAAATCGGGGCGTTTTTGAGGAATTTTTCTGTGCCGATCCCGTTCCCCTTTGACTTCCGCAAACCGGACTATACCGCCGTGTTTGAGTGGAGAATGGAGAGGCTGGAGCGGATCAGGAAAGCGCCTGAAATGCTTCCGGCACTCCGTGAGTTTTACCGCACTAACCCGGCCCAGTTCATCATCGACTGGGGCATGACGACAGATCCGCGTAACCTCGATTATGGCCTGCCTGCGACCATCCCGTTTTTGCTGTTCCCCCGTCAGGAGGAATGGATTAACTGGATCATGGACAGACGCGGAAATCGTGAAAACGGGCTCACAGAGAAAAGCCGTGAAATGGGGCTGAGCTGGACTTCTGTCGGCCTTGCCTGCTCCCTGTGTCTGTTTAACAAAGATATGGTGATTGGTTTTGGTAGCCGTAAAGAGATGTACGTGGATTCCACGAGCGACCCAAAATCACTTTTCTGGAAAGCAAGAAAATTTATTGAACTGCTCCCGGTAGAGTTTCGCGGTGGCTGGAATGAAAAAAAACACTCCAGATTCATGGAGGTGGAATTTCCGGAATCAGGGGCGATCATCAAGGGAGAGGCTGGCGATAACATTGGTCGTGGTGACCGTACCACGCTTTATTTCGTGGATGAGTCGGCATTCCTCAAACGGCCATTACTCATCGATGCTGCGCTCTCTCAGACGACCCGTTGCCGTATAGACCTCTCTTCGGTCAACGGCATGAATAACCCGTTTGCTAAAAAGCGCCACAGCGGAAATATCCCGGTGTTTACGTTCCACTGGCGCAGCGACCCGCGCAAGGATGATGAGTGGTACCGCAACGAATGTCTGAAAATTGATGATCCGATTATCGTTGCTCAGGAACTGGACCTGAACTACAGCGCATCCACAGAGGGGATTCTCATTCCTTCAGAATGGGTGCAGGCTGCCGTCGACGCGCATATCAAACTGGGTATTCAGCCCAGCGGCCAGCGCCTCGGCGCAATGGATATCGCAGACGAAGGGAAAGACAAAAACGGCTTTTCTTGCCGCTATGGCTTCCTTCTGCAGAACGTTCACGAATGGTCTGGTATTGGCAGCGACATCTATGCTTCTGTCGTTAAATCGTTTGGGTACTGTGACGATTACGGTCTGGATGAGTTCCGTTTCGATGAGGACGGTCTGGGTGCTGGTGCGCGTGGCGATGCTCGCGTGATAAACGAGCTCAGGCAGGCTGAAGGCCGGGGAACAATCACAGCTACGCCTTTCCGTGGTAGCGGTAGCGTATTCAATCCGGAAGATGAAGCCGTTCCTGGTGATAACGGTAAAGCGGCGCGCCTGAATAAAGACTTCTTCGCGAACGCGAAAGCACAGAGCTGGTGGCATCTTCGCAAGCTGTTTCGTAACACTTTCCGCGCGCTGAACGGGATGGACTACAACCCCGACGAAATCATTTCGATAAGCAGCGAGATAGAAAATATTGACCGCCTGCTGATGGAGCTTTCACAGCCTACATGGTCGAAAAACGCCGTCGGTAAAATCCTCGTGGATAAACAGCCGGAAGGCACAAAATCGCCGAACCTTGCAGACGCCGTAATGATTAATTACGCGCCGATGGATTCATCTCTTGATACCTGGGCCAAACTGGCCGGAGCGTGACATGTCCCGAAAGAAACGCCAGAACGGCGCACAGCAGCCCGTTAGGACATCTGACGGGTACAACAATTTCACGGCCAAACTTGGCAGCGACACCAGAAACATCCAGACGGGCGGAATGTACATGCCGGGGTACATCAGCCGTAACAGGGTGATGCTGGAGTTTGCGTATCGTTCATCGTTCCTCGTGGGGGCCGGTGTGGATGCGATGGCCGATGATATGACCCGCAAGGGCATTAACATCAGCTCAAAGCTGAAACCCGGCCAAAAGGGCAAGCTCGAAACCTTCTGGGATGAGCTCGCTATATGGGATGGGCTTAACGATAACCTCAAATGGTCCCGATTGTACGGTGGCGCGGTGCTGGTGGTCCTGCTTGAAGGGCAGGATATGTCCTCCCCACTGAAACTGGATCGTATTAAAGATGGGCAGTTTAAGGGCGTGATGAGCCTTGACCGCTGGATGGTTAACCCGAGTTATTACGATCTCGTTACTGATTACGGTCCCGATTTTGGGAAACCGAAATATTACAAGGTAATCACGAACCAGCAGGGGATTCCCCCCTGGAAGATCCACCATAGCCGCGTTATCCGCATGGAGGGTGATACGCTACCTTTCCAGCAGGCCCAGACGGAAAACGGCTGGGGGATGTCTGTTGTGGAGCGTATTTTCGAGCGTATCGAGGCGTTCGATACTGCAACGGTCGGCACCACACAGCTGATCCACAAAGCACATCTGCGAACCTACAGTATTGAAAAGCTTCGTGACATCCTTGCCAAAGGCGGTGATCTGGAAAAGTCGCTGATGAAGCACATGGACATGATTCGTGAGTTTCAGACCATCGAAGGCATGACCATGATGGACTCAAGGGATAAATTCGAGACCCACAGCTATACGTTTGCGGGTATCGCTGATGTCCTTCTGCGCTTTGCTGAGCAGGTTTCCGGCGCGACGGGAATTCCTCTCGTCCGTCTGTTCGGGCAGTCCCCTGCAGGTTTCAACACCGGCGACGGCGATCTGGAAAACTACTACAGCCGGGTTAACTCGCTGCAGGAGAGACGCTTACGCCGACATATCCGCTGGCTGCTCGATATCTCCTGGCGCTCTCTGTTCGGTGAACCACTGCCTGACGATTTTACATTCGAGTTTAACAAGCTCTGGGAGATGTCAGACGTGGACCGTGCAACTATGGCGAACAATGTGGTTACTGCACTCGGTACCGCCGTTCGTGACCTCGGGATGCCACCTGCAGCAGCGCTTAACGACCTCAGGAACATTTCTGATGTGATTGGCATCGGTGGTTCTATCACTGACGAGGACATAGAAGATGCGAAGGCCCAGTGGGAGGAGGATGAACCTGAAACCATCCCTCCGCCGCCGTTCGGAGATCCAGTATCGAAAAAGCCTGTTGGCGATAGCAAACCAGATAGGGCAGATCGTCGATGGTACCTACGATGGTTCACAGGCCAGCGCTGACAGCATTTCGAAAACGCTGGTGGACTATTCCGAGGTAATCAGCGACTGGGCAGAGCTGGTCGGGCGAAGGATGTTTGCCCAGGTCGAGCAGGAGGAATGGAACCTGTGGAAATCGGTATCAGAGGAAATCGGCGCTGGCCTGCGCGATGTGGTGGGTAATACCCCCGTCGGTCAGGTGGCGCAGGATATCGTGTATCGCCAGATTCAGCTGATGAAGTCCCTGCCGCTGGAAGCAGCCGATCGCGTGATGGACATACAACAGCGCGCAATGCAGGCGGTTATCACTGGCGAACGTCCTGACGAGCTCTACGAGATGATCATGGCCTCCGGTGACGTGGCCGCCAGCAGGGCGCAGCTGATTGCCCGTACAGAGATTGGACGAGCTACCGGCGCGCTGACGCAGGCCAGAGCCCTTTCGGTTGGATCAGAGGGCTACTGGTGGCGTATCGAGGGGGCCGGAACGCGCGATTCTCATCGCAAGATGAAAGATAAATTTGTGCGCTGGGATAACCCACCGACGCTGGACGGCATGACCGGACACGCCGGATGTTTGCCGAACTGCAAATGCTGGCCTGAAGTACAGATTCCAGCACCGAGAAAATGAAAAATACGGCTTTGAGCATTCTTTTCATGCGAACTGCAATACCCGCGAAATGTTATGAAAATGTTGTATTCGAAAAGGCCGATTTTCAGCCCAGTTAATCGCTACTTTTACGGCTTTAAGGGGACATTTTAATCGAGTCCATTTTCGTCGGTGCGGGTAAGAACCCTTATGTTAAATAGCCCGTTATTTCGAACATTTTTCCCATCTCACAAGGTCGCCACTGGGCGGCCTTTTTGTTGCCCGTAATCGAGCAGGTAACCCATGAAATATTTCTTCACTACACGCCTGGGCGAAACGCGCTATCTACAGGCGGACGGCTCGCTGCTGTGTAAAGACGTGCCGATCGCACGCACAGGGACGCAGGTCTATTTACCTGAGGAAATCGACCTCGAACCGGACGGCACCGGCACGGTGACAGTCTGGCGAACGGAAGACGAGGTGTTTTCCCCGGAGACGATGGCGAGCTTTGAGGGCGTAGCCGTCACGCTGGGGCATCCAGAGGACAGCCTGGGCAACATCGTTTTCGTGAACCCTTCTAACTTCGCAGAGTTGGCACACGGACACATTCAGAACGTCCGGCGCGGCATCGGCGAAAAATCGGATCTGCTCATTGCTGACGTGCTGATTAAACGCCAGGAAGCAATCGACGCGGTGAATTCTGGCCTGACCGATGTCAGCTGTGGCTATGACGCGCAGTACAAGCAGCTGGCACCCGGCAAAGGCAAGCAATACCAAATCACAGGTAACCACCTCGCTGTCGGCATCGACCGGGGGCGTGCTGGTGGCCGCTGTGCAATCGGGGATTCCATCCCATCAACAACAAAGGAGAAGCCTGTAATGTCATGGCTTAAAAAACTGGCTCAGGCCATTAAGACGAAAGATGAGGATGCGCTTGCAAAACTCATCGACGAAGCGCCGGATATGCCGTCTGATGGCATGCCTTCAATCCCCGGTTCCTCTATCACCATCAACATTCCTTCACAGGCCACAGCCTTACCTGAAGGCAATCGCACCACTACGGACGAAGGCGATCCGAACAAAGACAAAACCGGCACCGGCGATGAAGAAATCCCGGCCTGGGCGAAATCGCTGCTGGCTCGTCTGGAAAAGCTGGAGGGTAAAACCACCGACGGCGATCCGGACCCGGGCAACATGACCACCGACGAAGACGAAGAAGAAAACCGCAAAGTGACGGGTGATGCAGCCTTTAAGCGCAACCTGATCGCCGATGCGGAAATTATCTGCCCTGGCTTCCAGCCTGCTGGCGATAAGAGCCTGAAGCGTCAGGTGCTGAGTCATGCAATGCGCACCGGTGACAGCCTGAAATCGTTCGGAGTGGATGATTTCTACAAAGCGCCTAAGGCTACGGTCGACGCGGTGTTTACTGCCGCCGTGGCGCTGCATAAAGCGAAAAATCAGCTGACCCCGCTGAACAACATTACCCGCACCGCGGACAGCGGAATCAGCACTAAACACCTTTCCCCGGCAGAACTGAACAAGGTCAACGCCGAATTCTGGGCAAAAAACAAATAAGGTAAATCATCATGGCAGGTACTGCATATTTAACGCGCATGCCCTTGGGCATTGCCGGGGGCGTTACCCGTCCTCGTGATCTCACCATCGAGCCGGTAAGCCTGGACTACACGAAGCAGTTCGCGTCCTACGGGCTGCCGGGTAAATACGTGAACGATAAATTCGTTCCGCTGGAATCAGGCGACACTATCAGCAAAGTGAAAGGGATTCTGGTTCGACCGTTCCCGATTACCTCTGCTCTGGACCTTGCTTACATTGGTGTGACGGTTAATCAGGTTGGTGACAACCTGAAACGCGGTTACATCTGCGTAACTGCTACCGCAGGTAACGCGGCGACCGCGAAAAAAGGCGATCCGGTTTACGTTCGCGTGGCTGGTGGCACCACTCAAAGCCCGGTTGGCTCCTTTGTGCTGTCTCCGGACTCTACCGCATCAAATACACCTCAGCTGCCAAATGCAGAGGTCATGGGGCCGGGTGAAGCCGACGGCCGTATTGAAATCGCTTATAACATCTGAGGGAATAATTAATGTTTACAATTGACAGAGCGACCATCGACTCCACCGGCGCGTTTCTGGTCGGCGAACTGGAGCGCATGGATCAGACGCTGAACATGCCTTTAGTGTCCTACAAATGGTCACGCGACATGCCGCTGCGCAGCGATATTTCTATCGCTGATGAAGTGTCATCCTTCACTAATACCGATTTCGTCGGCGTTGGTGGTCCAAACCCTAACGGTAAAAACTGGATCGGTAAAAAAGCCACTGCCATTCCTGGTATCGAGCTCGATATTCAGCCTACCCGTAACAACCTCACCTTGTGGGGGCAGGAAATCAGCTGGACGGTGCCGGAACTGGCTTCTGCCCAGAAACTGGGCCGTCCGGTTGATGTCCAGAAATACGAAGGCATGAAGCTGAAGTGGAACATGGACACCGACGAACAGGTTTATATCGGTGATAACGAGCTCGGCGTTGCTGGCTTGCTGAACCTGCCGGATGTTACTCCTGTTGCTGCAGCTGCAGCGTGGACCGCAACCACCGATCCGGATGTGATTGTTCAGGATATCAACCTGGTGCTGTCTGATGGCTGGGTTCGTTCTGGTTATGCGGTCTGCCCGGCAAAAATCGGTCTGGCTCCGGAGCTGTTCGGCCTGCTGGCGAGCAAAAAGGTTTCCTCTGCAGGGAATATCTCCGTGCTGGAATACGTGAAGATTAACACCATCGCGTTTCAGGAAAACGGCACGCCACTGGAGATCGTCTCCATGAAGTGGGCTTCCAAGCGTGGCGCTGGTGGCGCGCATCGTATCGTTGCTTACACCCAGGACGAAAAATACGTTCGCTTCCCTATGGTTCCTCTGTTGAACACGCCGCTGGAGTATCGTGGCCTGCAGCAGTTGACCACTTACTACGGCAAGCTGGGCCAGGTGGAAACTCCGTATTCCAATACGATCTCTTATCTGGACGTTCCGGCGTCTTAACCTGAAACAGGCGGGGAAACCCGCCATTTTTATGGAGCAAAAACATGAAATACGTTGTTTCCGGTGGCGCGACTCTCAGCTTTGCCGACGGTTCTAAATTTGAGCTGTCTCAGGGCATCCACGACAGTTCCTCTTTCCCGAAAGAAGTTAAGGACCACTGGGCCTTTAAAGCCTATGCGCGCCCGATTGACGAAGCCGACCTGGCGAACGAGCAGAGCAATGAAGATCTTTCCGCGAGCCTTGTTCTTCTGGCAGAAGAAAATAACACCCTGAAAGCGCAGCTGGCTGAGCATGAAAAAACCATCACCGCGCTGGGGAATGAAAACACAGACCTGAAAGCGCAGCTGGCAGCCGCTCAGGCACCAGCAGGTGGTAAATCTGCCGACAGCACGGACAAAACCGATAACACCGGCGGGGACGCGAAAAATGCCAAAAAACAGCAGGCTTCCGACTAACGAGCAGTTCCGCACCGACTTTCCCGAGTTTGCCGATACAACCCGCTACCCTGACCCCTCAGTGAATTTCTATCTGGGGCAGGCCGATTCGCTTCTGAATCAGGACGTACAGGGCGATCAGTTCGTCTACCTGGCCGAACTATTCACGGCTCACTATACGGAGCTGCGCGGCCGCACGCTGGCCGCCGCTGCCGCTGGTGGTGTGAACAGCAATGGCGCAGCAGGTGTCGTGTCCTCTAAATCAGTGGATAAGGTTTCAGTGAGCTATGACGTGTCCGGGGTAATCAACCCGGATGCCGGTTTCTGGAACAGCACCGCCTACGGGCGCGAGTTCTACTGGTGGTGGTCGATGTTCGGCGCTGGTGGCAGGCAGCTGCTATGAAAAGCGGGTTAACGGTTCGCGCTGATAACGCCGTGGCTGTTCTGGAATCCCTCCGGCAGTTATCCGGAATGGATGTGCTGGTGGGAATACCTGAGGACAAGGCAGGGCGTGAGGATGGCTCCCCGATTAATAACGCGGAACTGGGCTACCTCCACTCGACGGGGGCAACGGTGGAAATCGACGGTGCAACGGTCACGCTTCCCCCACGTCCTTTTCTGGATATGGGGATTGAGGATTCAAAACCCCGAACCACTGCACACCTCAAGGCAGCGGCAACCGCCGCGCTGGAGGGGCAGACTGAAGCAGCAGTGCGTGAGCTGGAGAGCGCCGGACAGATTGCCCGTGACGCTGCAAAAGCCGTTATCGGTGCTGGTGACCGGCTGCACCCACTTTCTGAGAAAACCCTCGAACGCAGAAGGGCCGAGGGCATTCCTGGCGAAAAACCGCTGTATGCCCACGGTTACCTGCTGCGCTCAATTAACTACGTCGTGAGGAAAAAATAATGCCTCTTCTCGATGTGAGCGATGTTCTTCTCGATCCTGACTTCATGGACACCAGTCTGGTGTGTCACCGGCAGGTTCAGACGGTGGATGAGGACAATTTCACGAAAAACACAGCTCAGGATATCCCTTTTTCTGGCGTGGTGACGGTTGACCGTTCTCTGGAAGCCAGGCGAATGGCAGCAGGCCAGAACATTAGCGGTGCGATCCTCATTGTGACGCAGTTCAGATTAACTCAGGGCCAGCCAGGTACAGACAGCGCCCCGCGACTTGATGCCGATATCGTGAGCTATAACGGGCGCGACTATCGCGTGACGTTCGTCGACCCATACACCAGTTACGGTGCCGGATTCGTCCAGGCACATTGTGAGCTGGTGGACTTTAACGGAGGGACGCCAGTTGAGTAACGATAGCACCGCACGCGGTTATCTGACGCCTGTCGGGGATAGCCCCCAGTATGACGAGGCGCTGGAGCGTGAAATCAGCCGGTGGATTCGTGGTGTTTCTGGCTTGCCGGCCGCGCTTGTTTTCCCCCGATGGACCGACCCGCAGCCGCAGATCCCCAACAACGGGGTAACGTGGTGCGGCTTTGGAGTTACCTCGATACCTCTCCCGGTGAATCCTGCAAGTGTTCAGATTGACGAAAACACTTCAGAGCAATGGGAATGGGAGCAAGTTACCGTCATTTGCTGTTTCTACGGTCCTCAGGGATCCAGCAGGGCTTCAACATTCCGGGCAGGGCTCTTTATTGAACAAAACAATGCGGAGCTTAATCGTGCAGGGCTGTCCCTTAGCGAAATCGGGAATATTTATAACCTCCCCGAATTGATTAACAACCAGTGGGTGAGGCGCTACGACATCACCATCACGCTGAATCGCAAAACAATTCGTACCTACAACATCAAATCCATCGTCGACGGTAATGTCGCGATCTCAACCGGAGATTGATCATGGCGAAAGGCTTGCCTTTAAATCGCGTCACCAACGTAACCGTGACGCTTTCAGCCAGAGCCGCACAGGGCCGAAATTTCGGTTCGATGCTGATTCTGGGTAATTCTACTGTTATTCCTATCACCGAGCGTCTGCGCCTGTATTCCGATCCGGCAGATATCGGGGATGATTTCGGCGTCGATAGCGAGGAATACAAAGCAGCTGTAGTCTGGTTCTCGCAGTCACCGCGTCCGACGCAACTGTATGTTGGCCGCTGGGTTGATAGCCTCACTTCGGCTGAGTCTGGCCCTACCGAAACTCTGTTGCAGGCGGTTAACGCGTTGCTGGATTACAACTCCTGGTATGGTCTGCATCTGGCTGTTCCGGAGGCTGACTATCCGGATGATGCTGACATGATTTCCGTTTCTGCGGCGATCGAGTCTGCGACCGTTTCGCGAATCCTGGCTATTACTTCGAGCGAAGCGGATATTCTGAGTTCAGCGGTGGAAACCGATCTGGCTACCAAACTGAAGGCTGCGAAATACAGCCGGACCTATATCCAGTATTCATCTACCAGTCCCTACGCTGCATTGTCTGCGTTTGGGCGCGCGTTTACGGTCAACTTCACCGGCAGCAATACCACTATCACCCTGAAGTTCAAGCAACTGCCTGGCATCACCTACGAAACTATCGGCACATCACAGGCGAATACTCTGGAAGCGAAGAACTGTAACGTTTACGTGTACTACGAGAACGATACAGCCATCCTCGAACAAGGTGTGATGTGTAACGGCGATTTCTTCGATGAGCGTCACGGGCTCGACTGGCTGCAGAACGCGGTACAGACAGCCGACTACAACACACTTTACACCAGTACCACGAAGATCCCACAGACTGATGCTGGTACAACGACCCGAATCGCCAACATCGAAAAAGTGCTGGATGTGGCCGACAAAAACGGTCTGTTTGCACCAGGTATCTGGACTGGCGGACCGATGGGGCAACTCGGCACGGGCGACACCCTCACCAAAGGGTATTACACCTGGGCGGATACTGTGGACAACCAGCTGCAGACCGATCGTGAAGCGCGTAAAGGCGTACCGATTCAGGTGGCCGCGAAACTGGCCGGGGCCGTTCATTACGGCGATGTAGCAATTACCGTGGTTCGTTAAGGAGAATCGAATGGGTGCTTACTCTTTTCTTGATATTTCGGCTTCTCTTTCCGGGCCGACAGGTTCATTAGATCTTGGGGCTGGTTCTGCCAACTCCGAAGAGGGGATCACGGTCACGATGACCGAGGCAAAAAACACGATGACCATCGGTTCTGACGGTGAAGTGATGCACAGCCTCCACGGCGGCAATAGTGGCGTTATTACCGTCACCCTGCTTAAAACATCCCCTCTGAACAAAAAACTTTCCATCATGTACAACGCGCAGCGCATGTCGTCAGCGCTGTGGGGAAATAACGTGATCGTCGTGCGTAACAGGGTGTCCGGTGATATCGGTACGGCGCGCTCCTGCGCTTTCCAGAAACAGCCTGACTGGAATAACCCGAAGGTAGCCGGGACGGTCGCCTGGGTATTTGATTGCGGCAAGATTGACGAAGTTCTCGGGGAGTTCTAACAGATGGAATGCAATATTAATGGCGTGGAATACCGCGCCGCAAAACTCAACGTGTTTGATCAGCTTAAGGTTACACGCAAACTACTGCCGCTCCTCGCAGGGATGATGGCTGACTTCGGGAGCATTCGCTCCCTGCTGCCAGCAGACGGTAAGGTTGACTCCAAAAAATTTGATGAGCTTAAGCCGGTATTTGAAACGCTGCTGCCGCGTATCGCTGACGAACTGGCCTCGATGAAAGAGGAAGACACCAACGCGATAATTCATCCTTGCCTGGCGGTTGTGGCCCGAAAAAACGGGACGGTCTGGACGCCTGTTTTCAACAGCGGTGAGTTGATGTTTGATGACATCAATCTCCTGATCATGCTGCAGCTGGTGGCGCGGGTGGTCGCCGATTCGCTGGGAAATTTTTTGCCCGTGAGCCTTACCAGCGCGACGCCGGACCAGACTCAGGGTTAACCCTCAGCAGCCTGCCTGACGGGCTGTCTTATCTCCTTGACCCGGTGGACGCCGGGTTAATCCCATATTATGCGCTGAAGGATGGATCAGTTGATCTGTGCGATATCGCGCTGATGAATGACCACCTGGCCGTTAAGGCGGACAACCAGCGCCGTATTGAGAAATGGAGAGAGGATAATGAACGCTGAGACTATTAAAGATTTCCTCGTCTCGCTCGGATTCGATATCGATGAAGCAGGTGCGTCAAAGTTCGACTCTGTTCTCGCCGGTACGACCGCAAACGCCATTAAAATGGGATTGGCCGTCGAAGGTGCCGCGCTTGCCGTGGTGGCCTTCACGGCTAAGATCGCCTCAGGTCTGGATAATCTCTACTGGGCGTCGCAGCGCACCGGAGCGACGGTTCAGGGGATTCAGTCTATTGGCTATGCGGTTTCGCAGGTGGGCGGCAGCGTCGACGCGGCGCGCTCCTCTCTGGAAAGCCTCGCCCGGTTTATGCGGCATAACCCCGGAGCGGAAGGTTTCCTGAACCGTCTGGGCGTACAGACCCGTGACGCCAGCGGTAACATGCGCGACATGGCCGCTATCTTTACGGGCGTCGGCCAGAAGCTTAGCAGCATGCCGTATTACAGGGCTAACCAGTATGCGCAGATGCTGGGTATTGACGAAAATACCCTCATGGCGATGCGCCGGGGGGTGGGCGGTTTCACCGGGCAGTACAGCGCAATGGCGAAAGCTATCGGCTTCAATGCTGACGAGGCGGCCAGAAGCTCCAACAAATTCATGACCTCCCTGCGCGAGTTCGGCGCGATGGCAGGCATGGCCCGTGACAAAATCGGCTCTAATCTTGCTGGTGGTCTGGCGGGTTCGCTGGACACGCTGCGCCGCCACATCCTGGATAACTTCCCGCGCATCGAGCAGACACTGACGAAAGCCATAAAAGGCATTCTGGCGCTCGGAGACATCATCGGGCGGCTGTTCTTCAGGCTTATTGAGGGGACATCCAGCCTTATCACCTGGTGGCAATCGCTGGATAAGCAAACGCGGGAGTTGATCTCGCTGTTTGGCGCGCTGACGATTGCGCTGCGCATTCTGAACAGCACGTTCTGGATGTCGCCGATTGGCCTCATTACCGCGCTGGCGGCAGGGATTGCCCTTCTGTGGGAAGACTATCAGACCTGGAAGGAAGGCGGGGATAGCCTTGTTGACTGGGGGAAATGGAAACCTGAAGTCGACGCTGCGCTGAAGATGGTTCGTGATCTGAAAGGATCTGTTAATGAACTGGCGAAAGCTCTGGCTAAACTGCTCAATATTGACCCCAAATCATGGTCCCTGAAGTGGGATTTCAGCAACTTCATCGACCAGATGGGCGAGTTCAGCAAGATGCTGAACATGATCGCCGACCTTCTTAACGCCATTAAAGATGGCCGCTGGGCTGATGCCGCCAGCATCGGCAAACAGATGCTTAATCAGGGTAGCGAAAATCCGTCAGCGATGCCGATGGTAACAGACAGCGCCAACGGTACCGCCGACTGGATTAAAGAGCACTGGGGATTCGATCCTCGCAGCGTGGGCCGAACGGTGCGCGGCTGGTTTGGTGATGATGAACCTGAACAGCTCGGCCAGTCAGTCAAGCGGCCACAGCCAACCAAAGCAGGCGCTGAGTTGCTGGGATGGATGCAGCCGATGCTTACCAACCTGGAGCAGCTCTACCGGCTTCCGGAAGGTTTGCTGCGAAGCGTAGCCATCACGGAATCGGGCGGTAATCAGTTTGCCGTTTCAGGCGCTGGCGCTAAAGGCCTGTTTCAGTTTATGGACGGCACGGCGCGTGACATGGGGCTGCGCGGGAATGATGTTTTCGACCCGGAGAAGGCCGCACAGGCAGCCGCAAAGTATCTCTCACAGCTGCTGCAGGCGAATGGCGGAGATCTGAGCAAGGCGCTGGCCTCATACAATTGGGGGATTGGGAACGTGCAGAAGCACGGTATGGCCCTTATGCCTCAGGAAACCCGCAACTACATTCCGAAGGTGTTAAGCAACATGCCCGCGCCCGGGGCTCAGGTTCAGCAACAGAACACCTATCACATTTACGGTGGTGGTGATCCGCACTCCGTGGGGAATCAGGTAGAACGTCGGCAGCAGTCTGCAAATGCTCAGCTTATGCGCAGCAATCAAACGAAGGTGGGTTAATGGATATTCTCTCTACTCTCTTTCATCAGCAATCCAGGAGAATTGGGGTGCTTATCCCCAGTGTGGTTGTTTCTGAAAAGCACACCGACACCCTGGAGATAACAGAGCACCCGGTCGAAGTTGGGGCCGCCGTCGCGGATCATGCTTACAAAAAACCGTCTGAAGTGGTGATGGAGGTCGGTTTCGCTGGTGGCGGATCGTTGCTGGATTTTGCCAGCAATCTGACTGCTACCGACTTACTCGGCATGAGCCCTAAGGAAACGTACCAGGAAATACTTAACCTGCAGGCGAGCCGTATTCCTTTCGATGTGGTGACCGGCAAGCGGATTTACAACAACATGCTGATCCGCTCGCTGGAAGTGACGACGGACAGAACAACCGAAAACGTCCTCTCTGCCGTCCTCACCCTGAGGGAGGTTCTTATCTCGCAGACGCAGCAGATCACTGTCGCGGATAAAACCAACATGAAGGACGGGGCCAGTACGTCGGCGGTATTGAATACCGGCAACAAAACCACAAAGCCGCCAAATACCTCGCTGCTGAAAAGCATCACGGGTAACGCGGCGTCATTACTGGGGCTCGGCTAATGGCAATTCAGGAAATCCCGCTGACAGCGGATAACCAGCAATTCAGCATCATCCTTGCGGGGACCACTTGGCGGGTTAGCATCACCTGGCGCGATCTGTACTGGATTATGGACCTGCAGAACGACAGAGGGGAGCCGGTAATCTCCGGTATTCCTCTCGTCACGGGGGCTGACCTGCTGGCGCAGTACGCCTATATGGGCCTCGGATTTAAGCTGGTGGTGGTCTGTGACGACAGCACACAGGATTATCCGACGAAAACCGACCTGGGCGGCCGCAGTCATTTACTGGTATCAACGGAGTAAGCATGTCACAGAACTGGATGAGACATTTCGAGCTGCAGCTCCTGGACGAGAACGGGCAGGGGATTGAGCTCAGCGATTTTAAAGTGACCTTTACGATCGACTGGTTCAACATCAGCAGCGCGTCACGGGTGGGAACGTTCAAAATCTACAACCTGTCTGCTGATACCTCCAATCGGATCACCGGTAAAGAGTTTTCGAAAGTGCGGCTGATTGCCGGTTATGACGGTATCGCGCCGGAGGTATCGGCAAGCGATGTCGGGACCGTGCGCGAAGTCGACGCGGCGGACGTGGGACAGAGTGATGGCCGCAACTATGGACTTATTTTCAGCGGTGAAATTCGCTACTCGGTCACCGGTAAAGACAGTCCTATTGATTCCTACGTCCTGATTCAGGCAGCCGATACGGATCTGGCTTTTGCCACCAGCATAACCTCGCAGACGCTGGCAGCCGGTTACACGGTAGCAGACGTGAACCGCGCGCTGATGAAAGACTTCGAGGCCAAAGGCGCGACCGAAGGCCTGACGCCTGAAATGCCCGCTACCGTCTTCCCCCGGGGCCGGGTGCTGTTCGGAATGACACGGCATCTTATGGATAACGTGGCCGGACAATGTGGCGCAACATGGCAGTTCGTGGACGGCCAGCGGCAGATGGTGGCGAATAATGAGTATGTTCACGAAGCTATTGTGCTCAACAGCGCTACCGGACTTATCGGTATGCCGCAGCAGACCATCGGCAACGGCGTTAACGTCCGCGCGCTGATAAACCCGAACATCCGGGTTAACGGGCTCATTCAACTGGATCAGGCCTCTATCTATAAAACAGCCTTACCGAATAACGATATCGCTAAAGCTGCGGGACGTTACTTTGACGAAACAATAGATGGCAACTCTAACGTGACCCTGCCCGTGTCCAAACAAATGACGGCCAGCATAGCAACGGACGGCGTTTATATTGTGCGTGGGATTATGTACACTGGCGACACAAGGGGCCAGGCGTGGTACATGGATATGATGTGCTTCGCTCGCGGGGCTAGCGATATACCTAGCCAGTCAGCAATGGATCGAGGGGCGTAATAGTGAAAAGGTTCGTAGTATTAATTTTAACAATGCTGATTACTGCAACTTCTTATGCTGAACCTGGGAAGTTTGAATATAAAGCTGCTGATTTGATGGAGCAGCAAAAATTTACTGAGTGGCAGCATTATGCATCTGCGAAACCTTTTTTTGCGATGAATGGCCGACCCTTTGCTATGACCATAGATGATTTTGCTGACATCATTAGGCGTACATTTCAACAATGCAATGATTTGGATGCTTATACCAACCGTAAGGGAACAAGAGATGACTGCCAAGAATATATTTATAATGGAATGAAAGAGTGGGTAATACTTTCAAAAGATCCTAACGTCAGTCAGCAGGCATGGAAAATGGGAACGAGCTATGCCTTTAATACAAACAACCCTATTCCCAGCAATAATATATTTGATTTTAATGGGTGGGCTGGCGGGATTAGAGTCGCCAAGTCTCAGGGATATTAACCCTCAAAAACAAATCACAATGACTCGCCACCCGGCGGGTTTTTTGCTTTCTGGAGCCTACCAAATGGCAGTATCTGACCAGACCCGCAGCGGCGACCTTGCCGAAACATTCAAATCTGAGCGGGAAACTACAAAAAACCAGATCCGCGTCGCTTTGCCTGGCATCGTTCAGTCATTCGATCCCGGTGCGGTGACGGCGGTTGTGCAGCCTGCGATCCGTTCGGTTGAAACCGATAACGACGGCAACCGTGTTACCAAAAATTACCCGCTGCTGGTGGATGTGCCGGTGATATTTCCGCGCGGCGGCGGCTGCACGCTAACGTTCCCGGTGAAAGCCGGCGATGAATGCCTGGTAATATTCGCCGACCGCTGCATCGATTTCTGGTGGCAGAACGGCGGGGTACAGGAGCCTGTCGACGACCGGGTGCATGATCTATCGGATGCGTTCTGTATCGTCGGGCCACAGTCGCAGGCGCATAAAATCGGCGGTATCAGCATCAGCGCCGCGCAATTACGTACTGATGATGGCGCTGCGTTTGTGGAAGTTGCCGCAGGTCATAACATCACGGTAAAAACTCCCGGCGCGCTGACAGCGACAGCAGAAGGAGGAACCACGATCACATCACCCACTATCACGCTAAACGGCAATGTGACAATAAACGGGAATCTATCTCAGGGGATGGGCGAAAGTGGCGGTACCGCGACGATGCTCGGCCCTGTCACGGTGACTAACGATGTGAAAGCTGGTGGTAAGAGCCTGATGACGCATACGCACGGCGGAGTACAGAACGGCGGCGGGAATACAGGAGCGCCTAACTGATGCGATACAGACGCGAAGACGACGATGGCGACTATACCTTTGGCAGCGGCGATGATACCTGGCTGATTAACTCACCTGAGGCCGTGGCGCAGGCCGTGAAAACGCGATTCGAATTATGGTACGGGCAATGGTTTCTCGATACCACAGAGGGGACACCGTGGATTCAGTCCGTACTTGGCAAGCAGAAGCCGGAAACCTACAACCTGGCGATCCGTAAGCGCATCCTCGAAACGCGGGGTGTTAAATCCATTCTCTCTTTCAATACGACAGTGAACACGACGACGCGCCGCGTCCAGTTCTTCGCTGAAATCGACACTATCTACGGAACAACGACAGTAACCAGCGAGGCATAAATGGCCCTCAATTTGGACACACTCGGCTTATCGGCAACGGTAACCGCTGAGGGGATCAGTGCGCCTGATTACCAGACGATACTCGATACCCTGACGAGCTATTTTCAGCAGATTTATGGCAGTGACGCTTATCTGGAGCCGGACAGCAAAGACGGCCAGATGGTGGCGCTGGTGGCGCTGGCTATTCACGATGCCAATAACACGGCCATTACTGTCTACAACTGCTTCTCACCTGCTACGGGTTACGGCGCAGCGCTGACTAGTAACGTGAAAATTAACGGTATCGCGCGCAAAGGGGCGACGAACTCCACCGTGGATCTGCTGCTCACCGGCACCGCAGGGACAACTATCACGAACGGTACCGTTAAAGACACTAATAACGTGATCTGGCGTCTTCCTGCCTCGGTAGTGATTGACGTTGACGGTACGGTGACGGCAACTGCCACCTGCTCAAACAGCGGCGCGGTCGCAGCGCTGGCGGGGACAATTACTACCATAAACACGCCGACCCGAGGCTGGACATCGGTAACTAACCCGGCGGCGGCCACCGTTGGCACACCGGCAGAAACCGACGCAGAGCTGCGCATCAGGCAGGGGCAGAGCGTCGCGCTACCCTCTATCACGCCGTTTGAGGGCGTTGACGGTGCGATTGCTAACGTTGCTGGCGTGACACGTCACAAGCTCTACGAGAATGATACTGGCGCTACCGATAGTAACGGGCTGCCGCCACATTCTATATCGGCCATCGTGGACGGCGGGGACGTGACAGACATTGCCCAGACTCTACGGGGTAATAAAGGGCAGGGAACGGCGACCTACGGGACGACCTCTGTCACGGTACCGGACACTTACGGCAATCCACATGTGATCAGTTTTTCGCGTTCGACTGATGTTCCGATTTACGGGCATATCACACTGAAAGCCTTTACAGGCTACACGTCGCAAATTGGCGTACAGATTCAGCAGGCCGTCGCGGATTACATTAACGGGCTGACGATCGGTGATTCTGTTCTGTTGAGCCGCATTTACTCCCCGGCGAACCTCGGCGTGGTGAGTGGTGGTAGTGCACGCTATTACGACATTCAGGAGCTACTGATTGGAAAATCTGCGGGAACTGTAGCGGCGGCGAATATCAATATTGCCTACAACGAATCAGCGTCCTGTAAGCCCGAAAACATTGTTCTAACGGTGACGTCATGAGCAAGTACACAGACTTAATCACTAACTACCACGCCACCAGACCGAAATACTTTGATCACATCGACCTGAGCACCCGGCCGCTGATTGACATCACATCAGCCACTCGGGGGCTGGTTAGCGCGTTTGACATCGACACAGCTGTAGGCGTTCAGCTTGATACCCTCGGGCTCTGGATCGGACGTAGCCGCATAATCAGCCAGCCGATTACAGGTGTTTATTTCAGTTGGGACACCGACGGGCTTGGATATGACCAGGGTGTGTGGCAAGGGCCGTATGACCCTGATTCCGGTTATACCTCGCTGAGTGATGACACCTACCGCATCATTCTGAAAGCAAAAATCGCTATCAACCACTGGGACGGCCGCAACGATTCCCTGCCGCCCATTCTTGACGCTGCGACTGCAGGCTCTGGCCTGAAGATGCAGATCGTCGACAACCAGGACATGACGATTTCGGTCTGGGTTTTTCCCGAGACTGATATTTCTGATGTGTCTCTCGAACTGATCGCCGCTATCAAACAGGGCTACCTGACTGTAAAAGCTGCTGGCGTCTGGGCCGGTGATGTTGAAACGCCTTCGATAGAAACACCATCCGAGGGCTCTAAATTCTTTGGGTTTGATTTGGAAAACGAATACATCAGCGGGTTCGATGTTGGAGCATGGGGGAAATTACTTTAATGGCTACAAATAACTTTAAACCTTTCGCTACGGGTGCGGGCGCTAACGTCATGTCGCAAGCAGACTGGGAAGCCTTAACTGCACTGCTTACAGGATTTCAGTCCGGTAAAGCTGCGAGTGCGCAGGTGAATAAAGCCCTTCGTCAGGGAACGGTGATGGCAAGCGTTATCGGACAATTCATCGCAGACAGTACCGGCCAGGACGTTCTTGATAACGGAAACACATCCGTAGTTCTGACCAATTTTCTCAATGCCCTGAAAGCCAATACAAATGGTCGTCTGCAGAACGTTCGTACTTTCACTGCGAGTGGAACGTATACACCAACAGTGGGCACGAAGAAAATCAGGGTTCGCATCGTCGGTGGAGGCGGGGCTGGTGGTGGTGGTGCCGCCTCTACCTCATCCGGGACATTAGCCGCGGGTCATGGCGGCTCTGCGGGAACTTATGGTGAAACGGGCCTGATTGATGTCAGTTCTTTATCTTCAGTTGCGGTTACCGTTGGATCAGCTGGCACCAGTTCAGCTGGCGGGAACGGTACATCCGGTGGAGCATCATCATTCGGTACATTTATTTCCGCGCCTGGTGGAGATGGGGGGAAATATGGCGCATCGGGAACAGCCACTTTCAGTCTGGTGCCTGATTTAAATCAAACAGGTGACTGTAGCGGCTCCAGCGTCCTGCTGAATGTTCCTGGAGAGGGTGGTTGGGGGCAAATGTCCTTTGCAACGGGTACGGCTGGTGGAACGACAACATCCTCATCCGCAAAAGGCGGTCGCGGAGGTAATTCTGTGCTCGGTGGAGGTGGACACGCTCTCGTAATCAATTCCGTGCCGGGTGCCGGAACAGGGTATGGTGCCGGGGGCGCAGGCGCGGCAACCACATACGTGAATGGCACCACGGCAGTGGCTGGTGGAGCGGGTTCTTCGGGTATTGTCATTATCGAGGAGTATGCATGATGTCTATTTATGCACTGATTAAGGACGGGCAGGTCGTAAATACTGTCGTGTGGGATGGCGAGGGAAATATTTTTGAAGGGTATGAGACTGTAAACATTGATGGGCTCGGCGTTGGTATCGGCTGGAGTTATGACGGCAAAGAGTTTAAAGCTCCGCCTGAGCCAGAACCTACGCATGAAGAGCTTGTTGAGCAGGCAGAAAACCAAAAGCAGTCATTAATCAATGATGCCAATAACTATATCGATAGCAACCAGTGGCCTTCGAAATTGGCTGACCTGCCCCCACGATTAGATACAACACTCAGTTAGTAACGTCGGAATCTTCAT